ATGCATTACAAGTGGGTCTTGACTTTGGTTTGACACCAGCCGCAGTCGTAGGACAACGATTGCCTAATGGCCGATGGATTATCTTAGATGAGATTGTAACTTTTGATATGGGACTAGAAAGATTTGGTCAGCAGTTACTAGCAGAACTCAATGCTAAATATCCTAAAGCACAAGTTATGTTATGGGGTGACCCAGCTGGTATGCAACGAGATGCTATCTATGAAGTCACAGCCTTTGACTATTTACGTACATTAGGATTACGCGCACAGCCAACACCATCCAATGATTTTAAGGTAAGACGAGAAGCCGCAGCTGCACCTATGCAACGACTAATTGCTGGTAAACCTGGATTGATTGTCAATACTAAATGTAAAATGATACGTAAGTCATTAGCTGGCGGGTACCATTTCAAACGAGTATCTGTCGGTGCTGGTCAAGAAAGATTTAGAGATGCGCCAAATAAAAACGAACACTCACACGTAGGTGATGCTTTTGGATATCTCTTACTTGGTGGTGGTGAACATAAGCGCATGACTAAGAGTCCATTGTCTGCATCAACTATTATTGCTCAAACGATAGCTAAGTCTGACTTTAATGTTTTTGACTGATTACAATGCTATATTAAAAAATATGCCTTCTGTTAAAGGGAGCTATTTTTTACCATACATGCCACATCATTTGGATGAATTAGATTGTATAGAGATGAAAACTCAGAAAGCAATCAGCATTCCTGAATTTAAACGTATGGTAAACCATCAGGCAGAATGTGGTCCTACTATTACAGCCTTTCTTTATAACAAACCAGTGGCTATATATGGAGCTACTATGCTATGGAAAGGTGTTGCAGAGTTCTGGTCTTTACTATCAGAGCAATCTCGTAGATATCCAATAGCTATGACAAAATCGGGATTAACATTTATTGATATCGTTGAGATATTATTCCACTTGCATAGAGTGCAAATAACTGTTAAAACCTCAGATACTCGTGCTATGCTTTGGGCTAAGGCTTTAGGTTTTGTTCCAGAATGCAATATGTTGCGTTATAGCGCAGATAAAGATGATTATACATTATTTAGGAGACAAAAATGGGTGGATTACTAGGCGGATCAAAGCCAGATACATCAGCAGCCGAGGCGCAAATTAGAGCGCAACAAGCTGAAACAGAAAGATTAAGAGCGCAAGCAGAGCAAGATAAAGTTAAACTTGCAGCAGATATGGCATCAAAACGTAGAGCGCAGCAACGTGGTGGCTCAAGAGCATTATTGTCAGAAGAACGATTAAACCCAGAGACAGGCGTAGACACTTTAGGTTCTTCAGAAACAATAGGATAATATGTCAGCAACTGTAGCTAAAAAAGTAACTGCAATTCCACCATCAGGACCAGAAAATCCTATGATGCAAACAATGAGACGTATATTTCCAGCAGATACTAATAATACAAGTATTGCTCCAGATAGTGGATTAATGGAAGCTGAGAAATCAGCATCTTTTAAAAAAGCGAGGCGTGGTAGATCAGGATCATTATTATCTGGATCTACTTTATCAGATAAACCAGAAACATTAGGATCACCAGAAAGGATTATGTAATTATGGGCGGAGGATCAAGACCAGCACCACCACCACCACCAGTAGAACCACCAAAGCCAGTTGATGTAGCACCAGCTAGAACAGAAGCTGAAAAGTCTGCATCATTTAAAAGAGCAAGACGTGGTAGATCAGCATCTTTATTATCCAGTTCAGCTATGGATAGTTTAGGTACAGACACAACACTTGGCAGTGGAGAAATATAATGAAGAAAGATAAAATGCAAGCTAAGGTTCGTAAGGTTATGCGTGAATACAAAGAAGGTACACTTCATTCAGGCAAAGGTGGACCAGTTGTCAAATCACAAAAGCAAGCAGTTGCTATTGCAATGAGCGAAGCTGGAATGGCTAAAAAGAAATGAAATCTGGATTATATGCAAATATTCACGCTAAGCGTGAACGTATAGCAGCTGGCTCTAAAGAAAAGATGCGCAAACCTGGGTCGCCTGGCGCGCCTACAGATAATGCATTTATGAAAGCTGCTAAGACAGCAATGAAGCCTAAGAAGAAATAATGGCTATTAATATATTACGTGAGTCGGATACAACTAAATCACGACATGTTAATCCAGCTTATGTAGATAAGGATGGCGTTAGTTACATTGCTAGCTCTGACAAACCATTTCCTAATATAGATGTAAATCATTTACGTCTACATGAAGGTCGTGCATTTTATGCATACAAACTTTATCCAAATTCAGCTCAGTTAGTTGCTGGTGCAAGTATTGATATTGCAGTCGCATGGGCTAGTGGAATTAAACCGCATCTTGTATATGATGCTAATTGTGGTGGTGATGCAGAGTTATATTTATATGAAGGCGCTTCAGTCACTGGTGGCACAGCACTATCTTCTTTTACCAGGAATAGAACAATAACTTCAACAAGTGCAAGCGCTATATTGCTTAATCCTACAGTTACATCATTAGGCACATTATTAGAAGCTGAGTTTATTGCTGGTGGCACTGGTAAAAAGTCTGGCGGTGGGATTGTATCAACGACAGAACAAATATTAGCACCATTAACAACATATTTATTTAGATTAACTAATGTGAACGGAACAGATCACATGGCTTATTTACATTTAGAGTGGTACGAATAATGACTTTAAAAAAATATCAAAACCCTAAAGGTGGATTAAATGAAGCTGGAAGAAAACACTTTGAAAGAAAAGAAGGTGGTAATCTACAAGCACCACTCAAAAGCGGTACTAATCCTAGGCGTGTGTCTTTTGCTGCTCGCTTTGGTGGAATGGATGGTCCGTTAGTTGATGAGAAAGGTAGACCTACTAGATTAAAGTTAGCTTTAAAAGCTTGGGGATTTGGCAGTAAAGAAGCAGCAAGAAACTTTGCAAATAAAAATAAGAAAGATTAACTATGGCAGAAATGATGAGATTATCCGCAGAGGATGTTTTAAAACGACACGATAAAGCTCTTACTAAGAAAGAAGACTTTAGAAGTCTATACGAAGAATGTTATGAATTTGCATTGCCACAACGTAATCTTTATGACGGATACTACGAAGGTAAAGTAGGTGGCCAAAAGAAAATGAATCGTGTGTTTGATTCTACAGCAATCAATTCTACACAACGTTTTGCTAATCGCATGCAGTCTGGCATATTCCCACCACAACGTAAATGGTGCAGACTTGAACCAGGACCAGATATTCCTGAAGATCGTAAAGAAGAAGCACAAGCAGCATTAGATATTTATTCAGATAAGCTATTTGCATCACTCAAGCAATCAAACTTTGATATTGCGATTGGTGAGTTCTTACTTGATCTATCTGTAGGTACTGCTGTAATGATGGTGCAGCCAGGTGATGATATTAATCCACTTAACTTTATTCCTGTGCCACAATTCTTAGTGTCATTTGAAGAAGGTGCAAATGGTCAAGTAGACAATGTATATAGACGTATGCGTCTTAAAGGCGAGTCTATTATGCGTCAATGGCCAGATGCAATTATTCCAGATGACTTACAAAAGAAAATAGATCAAAAGCCAACAGAAGATTTAGAGTTTATTGAAGCTACTATCTTAGATCAAAAGCGTGGTGATTTCTGTTACCACGTTATTCATAAAGAATCTAAAACAGAGCTAGTCTATAGGCGTATGGTAGAAAGCCCATGGATTGTATCACGCTATGCAAAAGTAGCTGGTGAGATCTATGGTCGTGGTCCATTGATTACTGCATTGCCAGACATCAAGACACTTAACAAAACATTAGAGTTATTACTTAAAAACGCATCACTTGCTATTGCTGGTGTATATACCGCAGCAGATGATGGCGTATTGAATCCTAATACAGTGAAGATTATTCCTGGTGCAATCATTCCTGTGGCACGTAATGGTGGCCCACAAGGTGAATCATTGAAACCATTGCCACGTGCTGGCGATTTCAATGTATCACAAATTATTATGAATGATTTACGTATGAGCATTAAACGTATCTTGCTTGATGAGTCATTACCACCAGATAATATGTCAGCTCGTTCTGCTACAGAAGTTGTAGAACGTATGAAAGAATTATCACAAAACTTAGGTTCTGCATTCGGTAGACTGATAAATGAAACAATGATACCATTGGTAACTAAGATTTTAAGAGTTATGGATGAGCGTGGTCTTATTGATCTTCCTCTTAAAGTAAATGGACTTGAGATTAAAGTATCAGCAGTTGCACCATTAGCTATGGCTCAAAGCATGGAAGATGTACAGAACGTATTGCAGTTTGCACAGATCGTTCAAGGTGCTGGACCAGAAGCTCAGATGACATTGAAAACAGATGCTATGATGGACTTTATTGCTGAGAAGTTAGGTATCCCACAAAAGATACGTAACACTCAAGAAGAACGTATGATGATGGCTCAACAAATGGCTGATGCTGCACAACAAGTTGCACAACAAGCACCTGAAGCAATACCTGGTATGGTAGAAGCCGCAACTAAGGGGATGATGTAATGGATGAAGATTATGGCATGCGCGAAAGCGGAGCTGGTAAAAAATATACTGGCTGGAAAGGCGAACTTAAAAGATTAGATGACCCTAATCAAGTATCAACAGAAATAAGTATGACTGTTGGATTAGAAGGTAAAGAAGTTGAAATACCATTAATCGTTCCTGGATTAAGCAAAAAAGAATTAAATTTTTTATTGAGTGTAGATCCTCAAAGTGAAAAGTTTAAAAACAAATTGCCTTCATCAGTTATAAAAAAAGCTATAGATCATGCTTCAATGAGATTAAAACAAGGCAAGTCACCATTTAAAGAACCTGAGGATGATGAATAATGGCTGGATGGGAAGATTTAGATCAAGCACTTCCGTTAGATGTAAGAGATGTATCGCAAGCAAGAGAAGATTTAGATAGATTAGCATTAAGAGTTTTTGGTAATGATGATGGACAAAAGCTGTTGGCGTGGTTACGTCAAACAGTTTTAGAGCAACCAGTTGCCTTGCCTGGTAGCGACTCAAGTT